CTCACGATGGACACCCTTGCCCTTGGCTCGTGGTTCCTACTACTACGGCCCACAGCGGACTTTCACCACCTAGTTATCGACCATGCCGGGCGCACTGTAGCAGCAAAATATGCATATACTGCATACTTTCCGCCAGCTGAAATACATTGTTGCAAATTCTCCATGTACTTCAAATCTTGGTGAGCTGAGCCATGTTGAACTCTGATAATGCTTAAAGTAACATCATCAGCAATTACCTTATTCCAATCAATTACACCTTGCCACTCTGAAACGTCAATAATCTTGCCAATATGTTGTGGTTTAGGTATATCTGGAGTTGTTGGAGTATTGTTGTTGAGTTTATTGTCAATGTATTCTTTTAATTTCTCTTCTAGTTCTTGCGTATTTCCACCATTTAATTTTGTAATAGTTTTAGTAACACTTGTACTGATTTCATTCATTTTTTGAAGAATATTAGTATTATTTCTAAGAATTGAATAAGGCAGATTATTCAATGTTAGTTGTGTTTGCTGCGTTGGATCAAATGGATACCATGTAAATCCAACTATCATTACCTCTGTAACTAATTTAACTGTCTTTACTTCTAATCTTCTAATCTCACCTGTATCAGGCTTAATATTACTAGATTCATTAGCAGTACCTGATATTAATGGTTCTAGTTGAAACTTACTTCTAACGTAAACTTCCATCGCATTTTTATCATGGAATCTGTCATCTGACATATCTGCCGCTGGATGTTCTCCCCATTTTGCAATAGAATCTTTATCTTCAACTATAAAATCATCAAAATACTTTTCTGTATGAGTTTCTTCTTCTGTTTCTGTGTGAGTAGTAGGACCTGTACCACCGCTTTTAATTAAATCTAACGGATTTAACCAAGTTCCATCATTAGTAAAAGATTTCCCAACTGCAATATTGAAATCTTGACGTGTTACCCCAACATGCAAATGGTCTGTATCACGATAACCTATTACATCGCCCGTTTTTACAGTATCTCCTACATTAACTGTTATTTTCCCTGCACTTGAAAAAGCTTCCTGATAAACTATGTTGTAGCCATCATCAGAATGTACAACAACATAATTCCCTAAGCCACCCATATATGACTTGATAATAACTTTCCCACCATGCACTGCATGAACAGCACTACCAGGATGATCTACTGAGCCAAAATCTAAACCGTCATGGAATCCATTAGGCCTAAATTCACCACCTGCATTAACACCGAATAATTGACCTCCCATAAAGTTTCCTTCCCCTACATTTGGAAAAGGCCAACCCCAACTATCACCATTGCTATCCGTCACGGTAATTTCTTTGGTAGTTGTAACTTCATGTTCAGTTCCTATCGCTCTAATTTTATTAATAATTCCAGTTGAATCAATATTTAACTGAACTTCACTTGTATCGTGCAGGTAGTCTAATCTTTTACCTTTATTTTGATAAAAATCTTTCTTGTTATAAATTCGTATATTTCTATTATCTGGATAAAAAATAGCATTTTCCCAAGTAGATAAAATCTTAGATATCATATCTTTACCGTTAGTATTTCCTAAATCCGTTATTTGTTGATTATCAAAATTACCGATAACTTGATATGAAAAACCCTTGTTATTTTCATTGAGATAAAATGCTAATACATCATTAACTGTGTACGTCTTTTCGCCACTATTGACCTCATACTTCCACAAATTAGCTAATTCATTAGATACATGTGTCGCCGTTATTTGTATAGTTGATACTCCTGCAGCATAATCTACTGCAAGTGTTTTAATAATATATTCTTGACCGTCAAAAAATATACTAGACTCTACTGCAATTATCTTAAACAAGTCTGAACCATCATCGTACACTGTAAAGGATAGTTGATAGGTATCATTTTCAGCCCACTGAATGTTAAAACTATTCCATAAGATATTATTCAAAATAAAAATCTTATCTTGATTTCTAGGTTTAAGTTTAACTATTCTTTCATTCAACTACTTCCACCACCTTTAGAATGTATAGATAAATGGAAATGAAAATGTTATATCTGCTACTTTATCAAGTGTTATTTCGTTCCAACCTTTTTCTAGTTTGATATATCCAAAATCAGTTTCCATTGAATCATAACTATTATTCTTATAAGTATTGATACCGTCCAAAACTACTGTATCATTGCTATTTAATGACCCTTTGAACGTCCAACTTGTTTCATTTGTCGTATTTTTAACCGTTAGTCCACCATTTGCAGATTTAATTGTTATCTTCAAATCGTGCTTTTGAAAATATGGATCTACTGCAATATCACTAGCGTTAAATATTCTAAAACTCGTTTGATTATTGAAATGATAGTTTAAATTTGGAACGTCAGCTAAATTCAATCCATATCCCCAACCATTAGATTGAGAAATTTGGTCTGACCTTAAATAGCTATATTTAACGCCACTAGGATTTTCAAACGCTACTGTGAATGTTGCCCAATGTGAACCGTCTTCATTAGGAGCTATCGTAAAAGGTGCTGTTCTAACATACCTTACTAGATGTTTATCAATATCAGTTCTAATTCTAAATAGCTCTTTTTGCATAAAAACTTGCATTATATCATGTTTTGCTAACAAGTAATCTTGCCATGTTGAAAACCATAATAAAAATGTACAGCTTACCGTTGTAGGTTGGTAAGTTGTGTAATTCCACATTTCACCATCTTGCATAACGTTATTTTGATACACATTTGAAATTGATGGGTTTTCATCTAGTTTTAACAAGGTTAAGTTAGAAGTAATATCTTTTAAACTAAATTCTGGATTATTTCCATACTTAATATAAAAATTATTTTCCATAATTTATGCCTCCTAATAACCTTGATAATCAGCTAATCTTTGATCTAATGCTTGTTGCTGATACTGTTTTATTTTATCAAATCCACTCTCACGAATAGCTTTAATTTGTTGATTGTTTAATCCTAATAATTGACTGAACATAGCTAATAGTGAATCAAACTTATCATTTAATTCTTTTAGATCTCTATTATCTGATACATTTATGCGTTGTGGTTCTTGATTAGTAAATTCAGAGGTTAATTCATGCATAAGCTGCCATGCTCTAGGCCTTTTAGCTGGATCAGTTGGAATAATATACTCTGGCTTATTATTTTCAGCAACTTCAATTAATTGATTTGTATCAATTCTTCCACCATAAGCCATCATTCTATGACCTGAAGGCCCCCAACCTCTCTTTACTCCAATTGGGGGGAAATTGTTTCTCCAATTGCTATCATTTAAAACTGCCATAATTTGGTCTAAAGCAGAATGAATATTTGCATGTCCTGGAACCGCCCAACTTCTCCAAGTACCAAGTTTATATTGGAATAATCCAATTGGTAAACCTGTTCCGTCATGATCGTCATAACCACCATTTTGAGCAGGATCTACACTAGATTCAGTTGATGCTTGATAGTACAAATGCTCTATATCACGTTCACTAAGTTTTTGATGCATCAATCTAGCAGCGTGTTTAGCTATCTTGGCAAATTCAGATTTAGCCATTCTACCAGCAGGACTATTTCCATCGCCACCAGCTCCAAAATCTTCAAATAATTTCTTTACCCAGCCAACTGCTAGACTTGCTAATTTATTAGGAAAGTTAGTAATAATATCGCCAGCTAAGCCTTTAGCTGATAAATTACCAATATGTTTTTCAAAGACTTCTTTTAAAAATTCTGCTGGCTTTTTCAAAATATCTTCTGCTTCATCAACTAAATCAACAGCACTATTCCAAACACCTTTAAAGAATTTACCAATACCATTAGCATATGCTGGAATACCTAACATTGTAGTTAATTTATAAGTATCTTCACCATTTAAAACACTTGAGCCTTTAGGCAATGGAACCACCATATTACGCTGATTAGGAAAAATACCTACTTTTCCATTAGGCAGTCTAAACATTTCTCTATAATGTTCCCCTACACCATCATTAACTAGTGCTAAGCCACCTTGATGGGTTCCATTTGAGCCTTGTACATTAGGTGTACCTTTAGCATAGGATACTGTTGGAATTGCCCAACTAGCATTTATTTGTGGAGCACCAACTTTATCAAGAACCCAGTTGATACCTTTCTTTAAACCACCTAACATATCATTAACTGGTTTAATCACACCATTTACCAAATCTACAGTTTTATGTTTAACACCTTTAACTGCTGAAGCCACAATATCTTTTAATGAACCAAATTTATCTTGAAATGTTTTTACCATATCGCCAAGTCTGCCGCCAGTTTTATCATTCAACCAATCATACATATCCTTGAAGATATCTTTAGTAAACTTACGGATATTTTTAGCAGTATCGTTAATATCACCACCTAATTTATCCCAACGCCCACTGGTAAAATCTTTCCAAGTATTAGTGTATGATTGAATAGCATCATAACCTGATTTAAACTGTTTAGGATTCTCTTTAGCCATTTTTTTAGCGACATTAAGCGTTGCATTATTAAGATTATTCCATGATTTTACAATCTTATCTTTACCATTATCAGCATTTTCTCTTAGACTATTCCAACCATCGCTAAACTTCTTCTTGGTGTCTTTCCACATATTATTGGCAGATTTAGCAACATCTTTATTAAATTTATCCCAACTCTTTTGAGTGTTCTTGATACCTTTGCCAGTTGCATCTTTAATTGAATTCCAACCTTTGCTGAAGAAACCTGTAATGTTCTTCCACACTTTAGATATCTCTTTAGGTAAGTTTTTAAAGAACTTGACTATATTATTAAATGCTTTTTTAGCATTCTTTACCAAACCATCAACAAACTTCTTGAATTTATCACTATGGATATACAAATACGTTAAAGCTAATGTAATACCTGTAATTGCCAATCCCCAAGGCCCTAGCGCTCCGGCTACACTTGCAGCTGCTGCCACAAATTGCTTTATCCACCCTGTAACTTTTACCAAAATAACCATCGAGCCTATTACTTTAACAAAAGATTTAACTGTACTTTGGTGTTTAGCTAAATACGCAAGAAACTTTGCCGATTGTACTGCAACTTGTGCAATATATTTACCAATTTGTTGAATTCCTTTTTGCGTTTCTTTATCATCTAAAGCTTTATTTAATTCATTTAGTCCAGTAGCTTGAATTTTCACTAATGGTTCAGCCAGTTTTGCTTGTGTACTCTTCCAGTTTTCTTGCATTTTCTTCAATGCTCCACCAGAAGTTTCGCCAAATGCCTTACTGTTTTTCTTATAATCTTCTGAAGCTTTTTCCAAGATGTCATTAAATTGGCCGCTTGTCATTTTTCCCGAATCAAGTAATGCGTCAAATGCTTCTTTGCTTTCACCAGATGCCTTTTGTAGAGCTGTAGTTAACCCAGGAGCTTGTTTTTCTAATTTTTGTAAAGAACTCCTAGTAACTTTTCCTGAAGCTTCAATTTTACCTAACCCTGTAGCAAAATTATTTGCTTGGTCTTGAGATAACTTTAATTGTAAAGATAAGCTAGCAACACCTTTACTTAAAGTGTTTGTCTTTTCCACAGATCCAGTTATTCCATAAAAGTTAGTTTGCATTTTATTTACTGCTTCTGCGGTCAAGTTCGAATTTGTCTTTAAATCAGATAACGTATTTGTTAACTGTTTTATATCATTAGCACTTGCACCTAAATTCTCCCAACGTTTCTTCATTGCTCCAGCAGTTTTTGATACTTGAATACCTGTAGAAATAATACCTTTCATTTGAGAAGTCAAAAGCGTAAATCCACTAGTAACCGCATTAGAAATAAGATTTACCCCAACTAATCCTTTAAAAGATAGGACAGATTCTTTTAATTTGCCCATTCTTCCGTTTAGTTCATTAGCTTTATTTTTCATCCTGGTAAATACACCTGGATTTAGTACTTTCATTTCTGCATTTAATTGCTCTATTGATGATTTAGCTTTTGCCATTGCTGTGGCAGTTTCATTTAGCCTAATTTGCTGTTTCATGTAAGCTTCACTTGTCATCCCTGATTTTTCAGCAATAGACTGTAGCTCTTTTTCCTGCAGTTGGTACTGTTTGCTTAAATTAGTTAGTGAGTTCTTAACCCCGCTTAACTGTACTTTTTTAGCGTCTAATGCTTTACCTTCTGCCTGCAATCTTTCAGCATAACTTTTAGATAAAGCTTGTGTATTTCGATATCCTTTTTGTAAATCAGCTAAACCAGATGTGTAATATTCCATTGATGATTTAGCTTTTTTCTGTTGAGCTTCATAGCTTGTTAATTGTCTAGTAGCCGTTTGAATATCTTTTTCTAATTTTAGCCAAGTTTCAGCTTGAGATTTATTAGTTCTATCTAGCCCTTCTTGACGACTTTTTAACTCTTCTATTTTTTGCTTTTGTACTTCAATAACATTTCCAATGCCATCAAATTTAGCTTTTAAAGCTCCTAAACTATCTCCAACCGCTTTATGTGCTGCTTCGCTTGCTTTCCATCCATTAGTTAATGCTGATATTCCAGATGTGAAACTCTTTAAACTGCTAGCCGCTTCAATTGTATCTAGGGTTATTTTAGTGGCCATTTCATTTTGTACTTTCACTGATAAATTAACCTCCTTTCCTCCAAAATAAAAAAGCCAGTTCAAAACTGACTTTTATAAATCCCCATTTTGCTCGCTGATTTCAGTCATCTTACTTCCAAAATCAACATTCTTATATTGCAAACTTAATCCAGCTACACTTTCTTTTAAAGTTTTTCCATGCCTGATGATTTCTTCGTAAGTAAAACCATCTCTAAATTCTAGTACCATTTTAGGATTATAGTAATATTTTTCTTCTTCCGGAACGCTGCTAATCCCTCTGGCATGATAAATCTTTCTGGATTGTTCATTAAGATAAATTCTTCCATACTTTAAATCGCTATAATCGTACATTTTACAATTTTTCAAAAAGAAACTTACAATCAAAATTTTCTGTAATTTATCGTTGAAATAAACATTACCGCACCTAAAATGCTTGTGAAAAATAAAATATCGGATATCTTTTCGCGTTACATCAGTTTTCGTCAAATTAACCACCTCATGTATGCTAAGTAACCTAATTATAACACGAAATATTATTGTCCTCTAAAACGTCTCAACATTTCTCTTGGTGAAACTTCTCTGTCTTCTTTAGCTTTAGCATTTATTACTTCAACTAATAATTGAAAATCTTCTTTATCACTAACTGATACTGGTATACCTGATTCTAATAGCAATGTTTTTTGTAAAAATAATAAATCAGCTTGTTCATCCTTATTTTTGTAATATTCATCGGATAACAGCCTTAATCTTTTTTTGGATCTTTTTCTGATATTGTTTCTGGCTTTCCTTTAATTCCTTTAACTCTCATTACTACATAATTTAGGTATTCTCCTAATTTTTCCATCGTTAAAGTGCTTTCAGCAAGTTCTTTTTCTTTGCTAGATAACTTAAGGATATTTTGCAAAAAAACAAATGCATCATCAATGTAGCTTGCTTCTAAAGTATTAATTTCTAACATTTTTTCAGTTGTTTCTTTTTCTTCTAATTCATCAAAATTGATTGCCACTACTTTTTCTTGCTCAATACCTAATTTAAGCATTTTATTCATCATTTCATTAGCAAGCTTTACATTTTTGACACTTTGTTCAACAAAAATAGGTTTCTTTAATCCTAACGGCTTAGTATTAATTCTAATTGACATTTCTTTGTTCCCTTCTTTATTCGCCTCATATTAATCGTCTCTGTTGATTTTATTGTGCAGTTACTGAAGTAGGGCTAGCGCTTGTTTGTGTAACTGTAGTTGTTTTAAACTTCTTAGGAATGCGTAAACTTTGTACATCAGAAAATCCGCCAAATACTTCTTTATACATTAGATTTAGGTCAAATCCGGGTTCATCGTCTGCCCAAACTTTATAAGGTTGTTGAACTCCTTTATCATCCATGAAAATATCTGCTTTTAATGGTTCTAATGCTTGGAAAGTTAATGTTGCATCAGCTCTAGTTAAGTTATTATTATCTGTTCCGTGGTTACGTCCAGTTTCAGTAACTTCACCATGAGAAAAGCCTTCATAAATTAAAGTCCCATCAACATCTTCAGAACATAACAGTAAAGCTACGTTAGGTTTGTCTCCAGAAGATAAAACGTATCCGCCTTTACCATCAGAAACATAACCTTTAATCTTGCTCAAAACATCATTATTCATATTCAATACTGTCAAAGCTACTTGTGGTTGTTGTTTTCCGTGTTGAATTAATTTAACTTGATTATTTGCATATACTGGGGTTCCTGCTTGTTCTAATCCAGTAATGTTAGCTGTAATCGTACCTTCGCCTTTTCCGTCGATGATGTAGATACCATTATCGCTAAGCCCAGATTGTCCCTTTAATAAAACGCCACTATCGTCAATAGTTGCTAGCCCAATATAACGTACACCATGTGTACTTGATTTAGCCATATTAAATACCTTCTTCCATTTCTAAATTTTTTGAAAAATAAAAAACCTTAGTCCATTGTTTAGTGTCTGGGTCTTTAATCCTATTTCTTGATGTGTCAATTTTCCAACGATTATCATTGAATAATCTAGCTACTTGTATTTCACAATTTTGAAAATCTTCTCCATCAAGTTTATAGAATATCTGTACTTCAACACCTACAAGCCAATACTTTATTTCCATATTGGCATACTGACTAGGTTCATTTAAATACTCAGTAATCAATACTGTATTTTTATTTGTATTTACTTCCACATTACTTGGAATAGAACCAGAGTATAACTCATCTATCCAAGTAATATCCTTCAGTAAATTTTTAGCTATCGTGGTTGGTGTTTCCACTATTTACCACCTCGCACTATTTTGTCATATTCAGCCTTATTAGCTATTAAAACTTCTGTTTTGGACTCATTAACAGCATTATCAACAAAATGAGTTGCTGGCATTTTAACTGTTCCGTCATTTAAGAATCTAGCAATATAAGCCTTTTTACCAAAACCAACTGTTGAGCTACCGTCTTCTTGACCGTCAACATTAGTATCTTGTGACATAACATATTCTTTTAAGTGTTTTTCTTTCTTGTGATTCAACTTAGAAACTGGTGTGTTTTGACGTATTTTTTCTTCTATTACTTTAGCTCCAGCTTGAGTAATTTTCTTTTTTTGCTCCATATTAGGAACAAGTTTATTCAAGCTTTTACTGAAGTCTTGGAGTAATTTTTCAAAATCGTTATCCACGCTTACCAGCCCCTTTCTTTTTTCTAATAACTACATAATCATAAGCCATATAGTTATTAGTATCATCAGGAGAAATAGACACTACTTCATAAGTTTCATTTCTATATTTAGCTAATGTAGCTTCCTGAACTTTATCATTGTGTCTGATTGCCACAGTTAAAGTATCATCAAGCCCTAAACCTGTTAACTGAAACTGTTGAGACATGGTTCGTCTCTGCGGTGCACACCAACATTTAAACAAGCTAACTGGCTTTTCAACTGTATCTCCAGTTAAATCATTAGCTGCAAAACTAACAGATTGGAACTCGATACGCTGATTAAATGAAGAATGTAATAACTTCTTAGGCATCGCTATCACCTTCTTCATATAATGCTAATTTCCCACGTAATTGTGAGATTATCGCATTTAAAGTTAGATTAATAGGATAAGTCATTACATCTTGCAAAGCCACTCTATAATCATAATAAGCACCAGCTAAAGCCAAAATCGCTATTTTTTGAACTGCAATAACATCTTCTTGTTGCCAAAATTCATCATCGCCACCTACTGCAGTTTTAATATAAACTTCAGCAGCATTAATATATGAATTTAGTAATCTATCGTCATCATCGCCATCGATTCTAAGAGATAACTTCAGATCATCAAGTAATATTTCCTTATCCATCTAAATCACCTCTAAGCGTTGTTGGTTGCTGCTAACTTAGCTTCTTGATCTTTAATAGTCTTGAATGAACCAGCTACCCAAGCTTCACTATCAGTCGCTACTACGTCAAATCGATCAATTACACGAACTTTAGTTAAATCTTTTTCAAATGCTCCACCACCAATATTAGTAGATAATAGAGACATATTTTCACGATCAAACAAAGTTACTGCTTGTTTTAGGTCTCCATAATATAGTGGATGACTTCCAGAGTTATCTGGTAACCAACGATCAGCAATTTCAATTACTCGCTTACCTTTAATGATGTATTGATCTGGTTGTTTAGGATCTGGTTGTAATAAGTAACGCCCCATTGCATCCTTAACTTTAGCTAAAGTATTCAAACCAGATGTATTAGTCATCAAGAATGACGTTGTTTTAATTGCAGGATCTACTCCTGTATTAATTAAATCGATAATACCGTCAAAATCTGCAATAGTTGGTTTCTTAGGTGCCTTATTCATTACATCAATAATTGCCTTGTTGCGTGTAACTACTACCTTTTTAGCAATCCATGAAGATAACCAAGCTAAGATATTTTCTGCAGTATCTTTCAATAAAGTATTTGTGACAGTAGTAATACCTGCATAACGTTTAATTGCGAACTTGATTAATGTTAGTTTTGGATCATCATTATCGCCAATTGCTGCAGTTTCATCATCTAGATTAGCTAATGGTGTAACATCAGTCCATTTTTCAAACACACGAGAACCACTTGGCATAGATACAGATTCACGATTTACGTATTGTTCTAATGAATCATAACGGCGTACTAATTGATGAATAGCTGTTTGAACATCTTCAGGAATTGTTAGGCCAGCATTATTACCACTATCATCTTTAGAAGATGTAACCATCGCTAATACTTTAGGATCGTTATTCATCATACCAATAAAATCTTTAACGAATTTTGCTTTTAAATCTTTTTCATTATCATTTAATGGTTCTTTTGCACTGTCTGGCATATTATAAACTTGTTCAGCTCGTGCAGCATCTAATTGTTCTTTCAAATTATCACGACGTGCAACTTCTTTATCACGTTGAGCTTTTAAATTAGCAAATTTTTCTTCATCATAATTATCATCAATTAAAGCAGCATTAATTTGCATATTTAAATCTGCTACTTTTTGCCCAGATTCAATCCAAGCATTATTAAGTTCATTAATATTCATGTTTTACTTCCTTCTTTCCATTAAAATAGCCAGTTTCTTATCCTTTAAACTTGGATTTTCAAACTGGCTTGTTGTTTTATTTTGTTGTTTATCTGCCTTTAAAATTAAATTCATTAACTTATTAATAGCTGATTTACTAGGTATATCTTCCATAGAATTCATAACTGGTTCATCATCTTCTTCATTAACGAACATAATTTCATCAGCAAAACCTTTGTCTACTGCATCTTGAGCAGTCAACCATGTTTCATTTGACATCATTTGTAAAAGGTCAGATTGTTTCATACCTGTTTTTAACTCATAAGCACTGGCAATAGACTTATCAATTCCACTTAGAACACCTGCCTCATGATCTAAATCATCAGCATTTCCATCTACACGAGTCCACGCTTTATGTATCATGATTTGAGCTGTTGGTGCAATTGATACCGTATCTCCTGCCATTGCAATCACTGATGCAGCGGATGCAGCTAACCCTGTAACATTAACTTTTACGTTGGCTGTATTATTTTTCAGCATACTATAAATTTCAGAGGCGACAAATACATCGCCACCATTTGATGCAATATCAACAACAATATCATTATCGCCTTCAGCTACTTCCTCATCTAAAATCGCTGATACTTTTTTGGGACTTGTACAAGTCATGCCAAAATAATCATAGAACATCGCTGTATTATCATCGACAATAGCTCCTTTAATTGGAATCTTCCGCATCGCTATCACCCCCTTTCGATTTTAATAATGCAGGTTGTGCTTCTGGTAAATCTTTTGGAAAATAACCTGTTTCTTGAAGTAAGTATCTAGCTTGATTATGTGCCAACATACCATTTTTAGTTAAACCAGATAATACTTGAGCATACCCATCTTGTAGTGGATCTATTGCTGGTCTAATGTTATATCTAATATCCGTATTTAACTTATTGTCAAGCTCTGATACGATTGATTCCATATATCGAGATAAAGCATTAGCATACATTCCTTTTATCTGATCTAAAGATGATTGTTGATCTCCTTGACCGTTTAAATAAGAATTGGGAATACCATACACCTTAGCAATTTGATTACCAGTCCAATCAGCTTGTGCCAATAATTTAGCAATATCCGATTTTATTTCTAAAGGCGAATATTCTTCTAAATCATCAATTACAACTGGTCCATTATTGGCACTCTGAACTTGCCTCATAAATTGTTTAGAACGTAAAGCTTTTAATTTCCAATCAATAGTACCTTCTTTTTTGATTTTCAAAATACCAGGTGCCATAATTGCTTGACTTAATGCAGCTCTAGTTAATTTATTAGAATCATTTTTAATGTTCAGTTCATTAGCTAAAGCAGATAAAGGACTGATACCAGTCATACCACCGTTTTTTGAAAGTAATCTAAAATGTAAAATATCATTTTGTGGGACATTCATTTTTACTCCAATTTTTGGCTCGTCAAAGGTAATATTGTAAATTAAACCTGAACCGTCATCTAGTAAATATGCACTAACCTGTGATGGTCTCAAATATTCCCAATGATTATCTATACCATTAATGTTTCGCCAACGATATATAAAAGCTTCTCCACCCAACAATAACTGAGCAAATACTGCTTGCCAAAAGGCATGACTATTTGATGTTAAAGTTGGATTATCAATTATTCCTTGATATCTAGTCTTACTACTAATAATTTTTGACGATGCTAAATCTCCAGATAATTGAAAGATTGCTGAATAAATGTCAGAATTTTTTAAAGCTTCTTTAGCACTGATGTAAGTATTACTATTCTCACCAGTCATAAAGTCTAAGACATTTTCATCGCCAAATGGTACACTCATGGTTGCTGTTTTTAAAGCGTTATTAATATTGAATATTGGCATTAACTATCACCTCGCTTTCGTTCAGAGATGACTTCAACTAGCCAACCTAAGACAAATAATATTAAGGATATTACGAACCAGCCTAATGTAGTATTAACTCTAAAAGCTGTATAATCTAGGACAATCATTGCTGAAATAAACAATAAAACGTCTGAAAGTTGCCATAAATATCCTATAATTCGTCTAAAAATCATCAAAATCACCTCCTAATAATCCAGATTCATCACTCATATACCAATCTTCAACTTGCTTAGTTGTCATTAATTCAACTTGTTTTGACTTGTCATTAGCTATTCCAAAGTCTTCAAAATGGTACATTGCCTGATACATCGCATCAATAATTGCATCTACCACGTCAATCTTAAGAGTTGCTTTAGCCTTATCTACTTGAATACCGATTTTATCTTCATAAATCTGTGCATTCATTAATGCTTTTTCCATGATTTTATCGTCAGGACGTGTAATTGTCCCTTCAATAAAGCACTTCTGCAAAAATTTTGTAGGATCTTTTAGCTCTGATGTCCGTTGCCTGATACCTTGCAATGGATAATCAGTATTTAACTCAAGTTGCTTTATTGTAGTAGTTGCTCCCCAATCATCATAGCCGAAGAATATAACATTAAGATCATTATCATGTATGTAGTTTAATAACCAATGATAAACCTGTTCTTCATTAATCAAACCTTGTGGATGACTGGTAATAGTACAATAACCTTGCTTAGCTAATTCACGATAATTTATACCATCTTGCTTTTCTTTAGCCTCAATTGAACCAGCATGTTGCCAAGGAATAAATGAATGTTGCTCAACTCTCCATTTAGGAACACCATGATTTGCTGAATAAGGATATACAAATGCTATTGCGGTATTGTCAGAAAACATCGAATAGTCATAGCCGATATATACAGTCCTACCTTCAATATTGAAATTAGGCTGGATAGCTCGTTCTATATCACCTAACTTCAAGAAACTATTGGTTGCTTCTGCTAACCATAAATTTAAATTCTTATTTTGAAAGTCTGCTACATTACCAGATAGCATATCTGCATCACGTTTATCTTGCAATCCTTCCATTAAAACTTGTTTTTGACTATCTAGATACAATAAAGGATTTGATTTATACCACGTTTCTGGCTTAAAAGTTTCATCTAAGCTATCTTGAGCCCAAATTAATCCTAAAAAGTTATCTGCATCGCGCTTATAATCTTGTTCCATTGCTTGCTGAATCATTTTTTGATCTTCATGAAATGGAACACTAGGGTCTGGATAAGATGTTGATATCTGAATGAATTGATGATTAGGCACTTTAACTTGACCTGAAATAATCTTGCTAATCTTTTCTCTACTCTTTACTTCTCCAATTTCGTCAAAAATAGCTGTTGTAAAGTGAAAACTATCATATTGTCCTGATTCATGAGAGATAGCACGTAAAACGTTATTCTTTTCTTTCATAATCATCTGATCGCTTTGAGCTTTAAAGTCAACAGTAGCAGCATAATCTTTAAACATATCCGTTTTAACGATGTACTTCATCATTGTTTTAATATAACCAAATATCTTATTAGTCTGTTTAAAATTAATTGATGCCACTAGATAATCTTGATTAGACAATCCTAAGCTTTCTATAAAGTAGGAGTAGCACATTAAAATTGCCATCAAGTAAGTTTTACCCTGTCCACGAGCGACAGATACCATCGCACGACTAAATCTTTTTCGCCCTTCTAAATTTCTCCAACCAAATAGCATACAAAAAATAAACTTTTGCCAATCCATTAATTCAGTTGGAGAATCTGTATCCACATTTGGGCACATTGAGGCAAACAACAATAGTTTTTTAGCTTGTTTAACTGAATAACGATAAGGAAATTTCTTTGTATTCTGCCTTTGCAAATCTCTTAGGTGTCTAAAACAAGCTAGCTTTATTAGATATCCTGTTTCAATTTCTTCATCAAGTACTTTAAAAGCATATTTAGTACCTTCATCTTGATATTTCTTTCTAATATCTGAAAAATCGATACTATGATATGTTCCTAAAACATCATGAGTTTGAGTCAAATCTACTTCCACTAACTTTCACCTCCAAAAATCTTTGCTAATTTTTCAGTTGAATCTTCTTTTTCTTTGCTATCAACCAATTGCATCAATTCAGCTCGTGCTTTAGGAGATAAGCCAAGTTGACTACCGATACTGGTTATTTGTATACTAGCGTCTTTCATCGTTGCAACAGCTGGGTTCTTACGATAACCAACAAAATCTTTACCTACTATCGAACCACTTGCGTCTTGAAGTGATTTAAATATCTTAGTTTGAATGCCATTCTCTAAGACATCATCATAAGCTTGACGATAAATCTCATATTGCGAGCAGTACAATTCTACTAATGCAGTATCTATTCTTTTAACTCGCTCTGTACTTTCTAAAAAGGGCACGATTTTGCGCCAACATACCTTGGCTACTGTTCCTAAGTGCTTTGGTGGCGTACCGCTTAAACGCCCATCATTCTGCTGATAAAAGACTTTTTTAACCACTGGCTTACCTCCTTTCAATCTTGGTACCCCCCTAGGTAAAAATTTCAGAAATTGCACTTTTTTATAAGATGATTTCTATGTGTGCGCTCTTCCTTGGCTCTTACCAGGGCGGGGGATAAATTTAAATTTTCTTTTAATATAATTCATCCGATTTGTTTAAAATGCATCTACGGCTATTTTAGGGACGTTTTAGCAAGTCTATTCATTTTTAAAACAATCTCACTAATATTTGTAATTTTAGGTACTTGTTTCAACTGGTTATCCTTACCTGTGCCATAGTACCAACGTTCCCAATCTGTCTTGAGTCTATGACACTTTGAACAGATTGTAGCAAGATTACCAGTATCAGCTCTCAAGTCTGTGTCATATTCAATTGGTACAATATGATCTACTGTCTTAGCACTGGTAATCTTATTAATTACTTTGCAATACTGACACAAATAATAATCTCTATTCAATACCAACTGTCTTAAGTTTACCCACTGCTTACTACGATAGAAGTTATATTGTTCAGACTTATCACTATTCCTATTACGTATAACTGTATTGTAGCGATGCTGATATACCTTACTTCTTGACCTTGCCCACTTCTGTCTATTAGCTATATACTCTGCTTCATAACTATAATGTCGTTGGCAATAATGGTCTGGTAACTCTACCATCGCATGACAATCTTTATACCTACATCGTCTAACTCTTGGCACATCACCCACCACCTTTAATAACATATCTATTCATCTAACTTAAATGCTCTATTATGTACATGACTATAAGCATCAAAGTAAAGTTCGTTCTTATCGCCGTTGTATGTTACTTCATAATACATACCATCGCTAACTGTAGTTGATAGCAACGCTTTGTTGTTTTGCAATGCTCTGTCAAACCATACAACCTGCACATTGTTTGTACTGATATAAAATGGCCGGTCTATACTGTTTAAGTTCATAGTTGTGTTAGTATAATCAACTATTTTCTCTTTGCACAATTCTACAAACTTATCATTATCCATTAGATACACCACCTTTAAATTATACGTATAAAATATTTATTATTCTATTGACACACGTATTATATACGTATATAATATATATTGTTGAAAGGATGTGAGAATGTGCAACGTTTCAAACTAGAAAAGCTATTTAGAAAGAAAGGTTGGTATCTATTGAGACATGGTAGCAATCATGACCTTTGGACTAATGGTACTAAGATAGAGGAAATACCAAGACATCCAGAAGTAAAGGAAAGACTTGCTAAACACCTTATCAATAAACACCATCTAAAATAGCTTTAAAAAGGGATTGGAAACAGTCCCTGTTTGTTGCACACTAATCACAAATATAAAAACATGAGGTACTTTTATTATGAGTAAAGTTGATGATATTGTTGTTTATCCTATAATTATTAGTTATGATCCAGACTCTACCGACTATCCTTATCTTGTAACTATTCCTGATATAGATGGAATGACACAAGGTAAAGATATAGCAGATGCAATAGCAATGGCAGAAGATTATATTGGTACATTTAGTCTTAATGAAACATTGCCACCTTCAAACTATAATCTACCTAAAGCTAACGATAATGATAAAGTTACTTTAGTTCGTGTTAATATCTCTGAATATAAGAGAAAGAATGATAATAAAGTCATCAAGAAAACTATTACCATACCTAATTATTTAAATGAATTAGGTAAGGAACATGGTATTAACTTCAGCGAATTAATGACTAATGCTTTAAAAGAAAAACTAAATATTTAAATAATTTTGCCGCCTTTCTTGGTGGCTTTTTTCATTAAACAAATAAGTCGCTTTCGATAGCTAAGAACGACTTGAATAGTTCATCCTTTTCATCGCTCATTAGTAACTTATATAATCTATCTGATGCTTTAAAGCTCTCATCTACTCCAATCAGTTCATTAATCTTTTGAATATCTATCAATTACTACCACCACCTTTTAATTTGATTTTGCTGATATCTCTACTGTACTTACGCTTACGTTTGACTGGATGTTTCTTGTAATGTTTCTCTAACTCACGTAACATCCTTAATTCTTCATAAGTTTGTACCTTTCCAAAATCTTTACTATCTTTCATAAGCTTTTCTCCAAAATAAAAAGACAGTCTGGCTAGACTGACTATTCTCTACATTATTTCTATTATCTAGATTTAATTTATCTAATATCCTTTTTTCCTTTAAAACTTCACTTTCTAAAACTATTCTTTTCTTCTCTTTTATACCAAACTTTTCTATAATCCAATCCATATATCTTCAACTTCTCTCCAGCGTGTTGTTCTAATGCTTTCAATTGTCCGGAATAGTTAGTATCAAACATATTATCTCTTTTATATAAATATTGTCTGTCTTTCCCTAAGACATCACGAACTGTCAAAATACTAGCAGAAATAATATGTATATTTTCTACGCTTAATTTATTGTTATTTTCTTTTTCGCAAATACTATTCATTTCGTTAATATCACTTTTTAATCTATAAATTATATCATTCAATTCTTTTATGTATATTTGATAATTAATAATATCTGCATCAGGTAAATTTTCAAAACTAATCCCTTTTATTAATTCTAAGTTTCCTTCTAATGATTTTATTTGATAATTTAATTGTACAAAGTCAAATTCTTCTAAAGCATGTAATTTATATAAAAGTAGATCAATATCAAATAATGCTAAATCTACCGAATTAAGTAACACTTGGTATGCTTTATTACTATATTTTTTAGAAAAATACTTTTGATTTAAATAATTTTTAACTGATATATACAACGCTATTAAAGAAATAGCAATTGGTATAATTTTATCCCAATATTTAAACATTAAATTTCACCTCAATAAATATAATACAAAAGCCTAGCCATAAAGACTAGACTTCTTGAAGTGAAATTTAATTTAACAACTAAAGTACGCATTAGTAAGTTTTAACTCTCGTGGTCTATAAAGCGACTAACCTAACTTACCTTTGCTACAATACCATAATAGCATGGAAAGTCTTCACTTGGTCTACACTGTTTCTACACTCGCTCTACACTTTTTTATTCTAAAATAAATACATGCAATAAAAAAACGATATACTGAAAACATGCTACATCAGTATATCGTCTCGTTCCTAGCTTATCTCCTAGAAACTTTTTTAGTATATTTACTATAGTTTTTCTTTCTTTTTGAACGTCTCTTACTTCTAGGATTTCTTTTTGGAAAAATTTTATTAATATCAGAAGCTTTATTAAATCCTAATAATTGTGCATTCTTATCTTTAGTTAAATTATCAATTTTATCTTCTTGTCGTTTTATAAGATTTGATAAAGTTTTATTTAACTTAGTGTAGTCGTACTTAGGATTAACACTTTCCATCATACGTTTTATAACTACTAAAGTTAATGCTAATCTGTTGGTTTCTTTTTTATCAAAAAAATATAAAGATTTTTTATATTTATTTGGTATTTTAGGTTTAGTCGTCAATTTTATATTCACTAAATTTGAATTATGACAACATATATTTCTAATTAGATTCAAACATTCTAACCATGATAATAATTCTGTTTGATTAGTATTAAATTTAGTAGCAATTATTTTTTTGTTTTTTACTGACATTCGTCTATATAAAAATACTAATTCTCCTAATGTTAATACTTCCATTGCTAACCAGACCGTTGGATAAGATTTCGAATTTAAATTTTTTTGTTCTTTCAAATCAGGCATTCTACTTTTCTTGGCTTTTTTGGCTAACTTCTTTTTAAATTTATGCTCATCTTTTTTTACTTCATTCTTGTTAAATTTAGCTTTATCACACCAATTCTTAAAATCAAGGTATCCAAAAGGTCCATACTTATTTCCAAACAATTCCCCTATACAGTTATGTAAATATATTTCTATATCTTCTATAGCATGTAAGGTATTCATTCTAAGTTGCTTATCACAATAATATCGTTCTAATAAGTTTTTAAATGAAATTTTTTCGTTTTTTTCAAGAACGTAATATTGCGCAATTTCTTTCAGTTTATAATAGCCTATTCTTTTAACTGTTTCTATGTCTCTACGTATATCCTTTTCTACTATACTCACACCATTTTCTTCTAATTTTAAAAGTAAATTTTCTGGACTTAATGGTTGAATGTTTTCATTATCAGTCAATAAAATCACCTACAAAAAAACCTTCCGTCTACAGAACGTATCTGCCACCTTAATGTGGAACGGAAGGGATTGATCTCTATATATGTATTATAAGATATTATTCTTATATGCGTCAATATGGTTACATTTTCATTAAAATACAATATATTGTATTTTAATAATTAAATTTACTACTGTATTAATAACCTATATGTACATATACACTACATATAGTAGTATAAATTAATAAAAAAAATTTTTACTCAACATATACATGCAAATCAGGACAATTAACTTTCATCTCTAAACCATCTGCGAATTCATTCAATGCTTTTTTCCTAATTTGATAATATCTTGTATTCTCAAAATGTAATTTTATCATTGCCTCAACTGCTGATATTTTTCCTAGTGTATTATCTAGTACTACTTTCAACTCTACTGATCCTTTATCATATGTATCTGCAACTCCATCAACTATTGACTTAGCATACAGATATTTCACTAATTTTTCTTCATTGCTGTTTCCTATACTTCCACCAGGCATACCACTTAAACTTGGACTTTGTATAAACTCTGGACTTGCCTGTTGATATATCTTGTATAGTCTTGGATAGTAACGTTTGTCAGTTAGAAAC